GCTGACTTCGACAGCCCGACCAGCGCGATCTGCCACCAGGAGCCGGCGCCGTCGGACAGGAGCTCGACGGTGTTCTTGCCTGTGCCGGCCGGTGCGCTGAGCGTGATCGTGGCAGCCGCGCCGTTGATGGTCCCGGACACGGTGACAGCGTTGCTGGTCGCGTCGGACTTCTGGACCGCGAGCCGTGCGCCGGCGTTCCCGGACGCGGAGGGCAGGGGCACCGCCAGCGGACCGGCGGTCGCGTTGTACGGATTGAGCAGACCCACCGTTGGCGCGCCGGCCGTCGTGGAGACCGCTCGAACTCCGGTGAGCGCCTTCGCGTCGGCATACGCCTGCCCGCCTGCCGCCGCCGTCAACGCCGCGTTCGCCTGGGCGGTGGCCGCGAGGATCCCCGCCTCCACCTTCTGAAGATGCGACGCGTCGATCGGGGTGTCGGTGGCCGGCATGTCATGCCAGACCGTCGGCGTGTAGACGATATCTGCCATGGCGGGCCGTCCCTACTTGATCACGATGGACGTGCCGCACCGGACCGGTACGACCTCGGGCGAATCGGTGAGACGAACCCAGCCGTAGTGGCGACCAACGGTCGGCACGTAGGCCCCGCCGACGAGGAGCTTCACCGTCGCGGTCGACGACGTCGGATGGGTGACCGAGTCCGGGGTCAGCCACGCGCCCGGCGCGGCGTCGTCGCCGAGGGACACCTGGACCACGGCGCCGGTGATGTCTGCGCCGCTGGTCTCGGCCAGGTCGAATATCACGTACTCGATGCCGCCGGCCGTGATGTTGATCGTTCTGGGCACGTTGGCTCCAATGGTGACGAGGAATCGGTCCCGGCGAACCGAGCCGGTGAACCGGTCGAGCCGGATGCTGGCGGTGACGTCCACGTCCCGGTCCGACACAGTCGGGAAGCTCCGCGCGCCGGGGTATCTGGTCGTGCCGGGGAACGTCACGCGCTACGCGACGGGCGGCGGAGACGCGGTGACAGCGGCAGTTTCCTGCTCGGTCGAGACGTCGATGGCGGGTTCCGCGACGGGCTCGGCGACTCCGGACACGTCGACCGGAGGAGGGTCGAGTTCGACGTCGGCGACGACGGCCTTCGCCAGCTCCCCGGGATTGATACTCAGCGGCGCCGGCGCGCTCGGAGCGGCCGCGCCCATCTGCTCGAGACGCTTCTGGACCTCCGCCTGGACGCGTGCGGCGAACGTAGCCGCGGGCGAGACCACCTGCCGCGTCAGCCAGCCCAACACCAGGACGAACCCGGAGACGACGGGCGGGACGACCGCCTGCGACAGGTGGGTCGCCTGGACGCCGGTGATGACGCCGTGGGTGGTCAGGGCCGTCATCACGTAGCCGACGACCGCGCCGCCGGCGCTGACGGCGATCGCGGGTTCGGCGGCGATGAAGCGGTTCTTCAGCTTCTCGAAGGGGTTGGTCATCACTTCGCTCCGATCAGTGCGAGGAACTCGTCGCGCAGCGAGACGGCCGCGGCCTTGGCGTCGAAGCCGACGGCCACGCCGGTGATCGCCTGCTGCAGCGACGAGAGGGTGGCGAGCACGCTGGTCGCGCCCTCGGTGAGGGCGCTGTTGGCGCCCTGGCTGGCCTTGTGGCTGTCCGACATGATCTTCGCCACGCTGGCCGTCGACCCGTTCCAGATCTTGACGGGGTACTCGAGCACGGCCCGGGCGACGTACGCCTGGCCCTGCCGCGTCGCGAGCGCGGTCAGCGCGGCCTTGGCGACGAGGTTCTGGCCCTGCTTGGACGCGAGCGCGGTCAGTACCGCGGACTGGCATTCAGCTGGTGTCACGTCTGTCTCCTGGGTGAGGTTGCTGCCGGTGTTGTACGGGCTGGCGGCGGGCCAGTAGGCGCCGAGCTGGAGCGGGTGGATGACCCGGTCGAAGTCGACGCTGGCGCCGCCGAGGGTCTGGCCGTTGCGGAACTGGTAGAAGTCGGTGGCCGGGTCGAGCACGCCGCCCGACCACGCGTAGGTCTGCCATTCGGCGTCGGTGATCTTCAACGCCGCGAGGTAGTGGCACACGCGCGCCGAGCCGTACGCGCCGATGCCGAAACCGGCGGCGTGGCAGATCGCGGCCGCGGCCCGGTAGTACGCCTCGACCGCACGCGGGTCGGCGTCGACGTCGCAGGAGAAGTAGATGACGATGCGGTTTCGGTGCGCGATGCCGACCTGGGCGAGGAGCGCCCTCACCTGCCGGACCGCCTCCGTCGCGTCGATGCGGGCCTGGGCGGCGCCCTTGAGCGGCGCGCCCGCGAGGGATTCCCAGTTGAACAGGCAGCCGATGCCGACGGCGAAGTACGCCCGGATCTTGGCGGCGGTGATGTTCTTGCTCGGGTCCCAGGACAGGTACATCGACGCGACGATCGCGCCGGCCTTCTTCGCGGCCTTGGGGTTCGCGAAGCCCCAGGACTGGTCGAACCCGGTCATCGTCACGGCGTCTCCGGCTCTCGCTCGGGCCAGTGCCAGGTGCCGCCGTTGGCCTGCGCGCGCTCGCTGTGGATGACGTGCTGATTGAGGAAGATGCCGGTCGGGTTCAGCACTGCCAGGCCGACGCGAGCGCTGTTCGGGCCGTTGTCGAGGCTGGGCTCGTCCACCTCGGTGACGACCGCGGCGCGGCATTCCTGCCCGTACTCGCCGCCCGGCGTTCCGTAGGACAGGTAGTGCACGATGCGGCCGATGCTTGGCTTCACGGCGTCTCCGTTGGGCTGGGGTTGGGTGTCGTGGCGGGTGCGGGGTCGCAGGGCACGGCCTGACTGGTGCCGTCGTCGTAGGTGATCGTCAGCCGGTCGACGCCGAGGCCGGTGCAGTCGATCGAGGCGATGCCGCGGCCGGCGCTGCCCGTGTCCCCCTTCGCGCCCTGCGGGCCGGCGGGGCCGGTGCAGTCGCCGTGGGCGGAGCAGAACGCCGCGACCGCAGTCGAGATCTGGTCGTCGGTCGGGCCCGGGCCGGGATCACCCTGCTGTCCGCCCGCGCCCGCCTGACCGGTAGGTCCAGCGGCGCCGTTCGCACCCGACGCGCCGGCATGGCCCGTGCTGCCTCTGCACACGCCGGCCGCACAGTAGGCGCGGACCGCGACGGCAACCTGCGCCGGCGACGGCACGCCAGTGCAATCCGAGTGCAACGCGCAATACGCGGACACTGCGACCGCGATCTGCGAGTCGCTGGGACCGGGGCCGGCCGCTCCACGCTGCGGCGCCACGGGTGACGGTGTCGGTACCGGTGTCCCGCCGAGCGAGCGGAGCCGCGCGTTCGCCTCAGCTAGCCCCGCCTGGTTCGCTGCGGCCGCGGACGACGCCGACGCGGCGTGCTGGTCGGCCCGGGCTGCGGTGTCGCCGGCATCACCGGCGCTCATGTAGCCGAGCGCGGCCAGGATCGTGGCGACGACAAACCCGAGGCAGACGAACGCGAGCAACGAGTCCCTGATCCACTGCCTAGGGGTGCGGGTGTTCACGCCGAATCACCTCCCGCACGTCTTCCTCGACGTCGGTGAGTCGTTCCGAGAACGGCGCGATTAGGTCCGCGAACATCTGCCGAAACTGCAGAGCAGATGCGGAGGCTTGGTCGCGCTGGTCCTTGGACCGTGACGACATGTAGGCGAGGACGGCGACGATCGTGGCGGGAGCTCCCACCGCGATACCGACGACGAGCTCGGTGCTCACGGCTTGCCTCCCGCGGTTGCGGTCTCATGCACGCGTCCCTCCGGTTTAGTGACTTCGGTTGCGTTGCACGCCCTTGGCTTGAGCGTTCGCGTGTCCGGTTTCTCGCTGACCGCTGTGTTTTGTCGATCACTTGCCGTACAGTCCGCGTGAAATCGGAGGAACGATGAAGATCGATATCAAGGTGGCTGCCAGCGCAGCCGGACTGCTCGGGGCCGGCGCCGTCATCGGCGTCGTGCTCGCGTTCAGCGGCGCCGGTCAAGCCGCGGCACCGCAGACGCCGGCTGGCGACCAGGTGACGGTGAGCGCGTCGCCGACACCGGCGGCGTCTTCGTCGTCCGTCGTGGCCAGGCCGAAGAAGCCCGCTGTCGTGCGACCCTCGAAGCGCCACCCGAAGCCCGTGGTGGTCAGCCAGTCGGTACAGAGGAGAGCAGCCGTGACAGTCGAGACCCCGCCAGTCGAGACCCCGCCAGCCGATACGTCCATCACGGCTGACCCGCCAGCTGCGACAGAGGGCCCGAACGGTGTTCCGCTGCCCTCCAAGACGCCACCCGGCCCGCCGCCGCCCCCGCCAGTGCCCGTCCCGCCGCTTCCCACCTACCCGAGCTGACTAGGTCTGAACGCCCCAGATCGAGAGCGGGCGCACGCCGATGGTTCCGGGCCCGCTCGTCACGCGCGCTTCGAGTTGCACCGTCACCCGAGCCTCGTAGATGAAGTTCGGCCACGGCGCGGCCGGAATCGTGAACTGGCCGAAGGACCCGGCCGGGATCGACACGACCGACCCGATCTGATCAGGCCCCGTCGTCAAACGGATCTGGCCCGCCGTGCCCGCGGACGTCTGCACCAGCACTGACGCCGTCACCTTCGGGTTCTGCTCGAAGCAATCGGCCCAGTGCATCGCCTGGTATGACCCCGAACTCGTCGTCACAGTGGGCGGCGTGATTTCCGCGAAAACTCCCGCCGGAAGGTAGGGGCGCGCGAGGCCGGCGCCGCCGTCGGTGTCATCAGCAAAGATGACGTTACCGGCCCGGTCGATCCACACCAGCGCCTGCATGTGCGGGTGGCCTGGTGTTGTGCCCAAGTCGGCGAGGACAAACGCGGGCGACCCGTCGTCGCGGTTGACCTGGAAGATCTGCTGCGTCCGGCCCGAGCCATCCGGGATCTCGATCGTTCCGGCGAAGAGAACCTTGTGGTCTGCCGGCGTCCTGAGCTGGAACGTGCCGCCGTCCTCGATCCGGATGCCGCCACCGTTCGAGATGGTGATGCCAGGCGGACCGTCGACCGTCATCGCGTTCCCGGATCGGGCGGTCTCGAGTCGGCGTATGCGGTCCTCGAGCTCCTTGACTCGCTGTGCCATCGCGTCGCGCGGGTCAGGCGGGATGTTGAACGGTCCACCAGGGTTCTGCATGCGTTCGCTGTCCCTCTCAGATGCTCTGCTGGGCGAGGATCGGGCTGATGGTGTCGAGGGTGACCTCGTAGGCGATCGCGCGGCCGACGCCGTTGAGCCCGTCAGGGAACTCGAGCATCGGCTCGACGTTGTACTGCACGTCGTCGCCCAGGCGCCACGCAGCGCCGAGCCGCGGAGCGTCCTCGAGTGAAGCCGTCAGGGCAACCGCCGTCTGACCGGGCGCGAGGAGCGCAGCCTGCTTCTGCGCGTACCCGACAAGAGTGTCTTGATCAACGATCGACGCGGCCGGCTGGGTGACGAACTCGACCGTCGGGCGGCCGGCAGCATTGACGCCGTCGACCGGTCCGGACGTCGGTGTCGAGCCGCCCTGTCCCGAGGAGTAAGTCGTCACCCGGGTTGCGCCGCGGCCGTCGCCGTAGTCCTCGACGACCTGCAGCCCGACCAGACAGCCACCCGGCATGTCGAACGACGCCGCAGGCCCGACGCCGGGCGGCGGTGACGCGCCGAGCCGATCGGCGAGGACGAGGGTAGGTACCAGGTGCTCGCCGTCGGGCGCCCACGCCCATTCGACGGTCCACTCCGGGCCGCCCGGCAGGGCCATCAGCTCCTGCATCCTTTGCAGCACCTTCGAGAAGTCCTTGCCCATGTAGCTGGCATCGCGCAGCGCGCCGGCGCCGGTGGCCTGAACGACGAACGGCATGCCGCCCGCGTCAGCGATGAACTGCGTGACGAGACTCCTGATGATCGTGTTCTGGCCGACCGCGGCATACGACGAATCGACGCTGATACTGCGGCGGTCGAAGTAGTGCTCGCCGGTGTTCAGCGTCAAGTCAGCGCGGCCGGTCCCCGCAACACGCTGCCGCCGTACGACGAGGCCGGCCCACTGGATGGTCCTGGCATCGTCCGCGTCGTCGAACGTCGCGAGCACGGACGCCATCGGCAGCGTGGCGCGCTGCCAGTCCTTCGGCAGGTCCTTCAGGTACAGCGCGGCGGTCGCGGTCTCCACGCTGCCGATAGAGCGGCGTAGCGGCCACGCCGGGACCAGGGACGGAACGTCGAGCAGCACCCGGCCGGTCAGAGCGTCAACCGATATCCACTGCAGCGTCACTTACGCCGCCTCGTAGGTGCCCCAGAGGATGATCGTCACACCGGGCACCCAACTGCCGGGGCTACCGGTTTGGGCTGCGGTGGTCTCCCCGTGGAACAGGGCCTGAACGTGGCCGGTGCCTGTGGTATCGAACACCATCACGGACCCGACGACGAGCGCGCCGCCGTAATACTCGGCCTGGCCCATCGGGGTCTTGCCACCGAAGGGGTTCGTCGGCTTGACGGGAAGCGACCAGGTGAAGACGACGCCGGCGCCGGGGCCGGACGAGCCGGTGCCGAGCGTCATCCTGATCCGGTAGTGGACCGTGGTGCCGATCTGCTTGTACCAGCCGTCGATCGTGCCCGCGCCGATCGTCCCGAAGTTGGACACCGGCGTGTAGGCGGTCCACGGGGTGAACGCGGAGCCATCCGCGACAGCGGCCCACGCCGAACCGGTCCAGCGCATCAGGCCGAGCGACACGTCGTCGACGTACTGGCCGACGTAGGGCGACGACGGGTACTGCGATGCGCCCGAGACCGGGACGATGCCGCCGGCCGCGACCACGTAAGGCGCGACCCAGCTCACGGACGGCGACCCGCCACCAAAGACCGGCACGTTGAGCTGAGCCAGCTCGAAACTGCGGGCCGGTATCGCCGGCGGCCCACCCGCAGCGCCACGCGCACCCCCGGCCGTACCCGGTGCCCCGGCGACGTACTGGATCACCGGCGCAGGCACCGAGCTGCCATCACCCTCGGATGGATCGTCGAGGCGGACGAACAGGCTGTCGACCCGCGGGCTGGTGGCGTCAGCCGCCGTCACCGCGCCCGTCTGGTTCGTCGTGAACGCGAACGGCGTCGCCCCGTCGGTCGCCCCGGCGGACGTGTCGAGGAAACCGCAGAACGGCGTCACCGTCCACACCGTGGACGTCGCGCTCACGATGCTCGCAAGCGTGCCGGCCGCGACACCCGAGCGTGACCCGAAGGGCCGCGTCGTCTTGCCGCCCCCCATGAGAGCGGACAGCAGGCTGCGGAAGATCTTGCCCGTGAACGAGGGCGCTCCGGTGACCGGGTCGGCGAAGGTGAAGGCGCCCATTCAGTGCTCCTCTGTCATGGCCATGCCGGTGTGGCGTACACGGTGAGACGCGTCGCCGGGTTATAGGTCGCCGCAGTCAGCGCCCAGGTGTTCGGTCCCGGGTCGAAGCCCGACCAGCGGGTGGCCAGGTGATCGATGAAGCCGGCCCGCGACGCTTGGCCGTTCGCGGTCGCGGTGTGAGCTTCGAGGTCGACGTCGAGCCATTCCCCCGGGCCGAGGGACAGGGTCGAGGCGAACACGACGGGATTGCCGGTGCCCTTGTGCGTCACGATCGGCGCGACCACCGGGCCGTCGATACGCATCGTGACCGGGCCGCGCTTGTCGCCCGGGTTGGTGAGCGAACACTGCCCGGACACGACCGTCGAGTTGAACGTGAACGGGAACGTGAACGGGAACGTGAGGCCACCGATCGTGGACGGCAACCCCGTGAATGTGGACAGGGTGTCGCCCAGCCGCCGGGCCGTGTCGGCGACGAGCTGCAGCAGCCACACCGCCGTGTAGGGCGACATCTTCGCGATCTGCGTCACCTGGTCGCGGCGCACGACCAGGTGCCGGCGTACGTGCGGCTCAGCGACCGTGAGGAAGTCCTCGCGGACGTCGGCGGCGAGTAGCGCGGACATCTTGTCGATCGCGCGCTGCAGCCGCAGCTGGTCCGATGCGCGGATGGTGCCGCCGAGCACGATGGGGCGGGCAGCGATGAGCAGGTTCGAGGACCGCTGCCCGTCCTCGACGGGGTTGTCGATGAGCTGCGCCCGGGCGGCCGGCTGCGTGGACCAGCCCTCCTCGCGGGTGACTGACCACCAGTTGCCGTCGGCGTCGACGTAGGGCTGCCCGTTGTTCACGGCAGCGAAGTGATCACCGATCGTGTACACCGTGGACCGGCCGTCCGACACCGGCCCGGATGGGCTGAAACCTGCCGGGAACAGGACACTGCCGGGGAACGTCGTCCCGCTCGGGAAGCTCATAGACGTGCGGCGGTGCGACTGGACAGCACCGCGTGGAAGTCTTCGCCGCGCATGTTGAGCTGGCCGGCGACGTCGACGGGGACCGGTGTGCGGCTGATCGCCCGCGCCACAGCGATGGCGAGGGCGTTCATGTCGAGGGCTGAGCCGGCGGGGAAGCCGGCGGGCCGGGCGCCGGCGTAGGCCGGCGACATCGCCGCGCTGGCCAGGCGCGAGGACGCCATGCCGACCCGGGTTACATGGTCGTCCATCCCGATCACGATGGCGTTGCCGAAGTGGCCGCCGATCTCCCGGCCCACAACCGACGGGGAGTGGATCTTCAGGTCGTGGCGGAGGCGCCCGGCCATGATGTCGGCCAGCCTCTTCATCTGCTTGTCGAGCGCCTTCTCCTGAGCCTTCAGCCCGTTGACCAGGCCCTGCGCCGCGTCCACGCCCGCCTTGTAGAACGAGTCCGCGATCTGGGTGCCGATCGCGTTGCCGGTCGTCCCGAGCTTGCCGACGCCGGCGTTGATCGCCTTGATCTGGTCCTTCGACGCTCCGGACAGGGCGAGCACCGACGACTCGGAGCCCGCGTAGCCGCCGGCGGCCTCCTGCTTGATCAGGTCCTTGCTCAGACCGAGCGCCTTCAGCTTCGCCAGCTGCTGCTTGAACAGCTCCGCGTGGGCGTTGTCGGTACCGAGCTCGTCGATCATGCCCTTGACGGACGTGACGCCGAAGGAGTTCTGCCCGGCCTTCGTGATGTCGAACGCCCCGGTCGTGGCGCCGGCGATGGGCGTGCGCTCGCCCGACCAGTTCTGCTTCGCGGCCGCGAGCTGGTCGTAGGCGGTCGATGCCGGCGCCGACTGCGTCCCCAGCTTCGCCTGGATGCGGTCGCGTGCGTTCGCGTCCGCCAGGAGCTTGTGCTGCAGCGTCGTAAGGTCCTTCAGCTGCCCGGTCGTGGCGCCGGCCGCCCGCGCAGCGTTGATCAGCGCGGTCGACGCGGTCTCCATGCTCGAGGTCGAATGCCCCACCGAGTTCGCGAACCGGTCGAGGGCCTTGGTCGCCGCGGCCATCGCCCGCGCTTCGGCGTTGTCACGAGCCTGTGCCGTCGAGTACTTCTGGCCAGCGAACTCGAAGACCCCATGCCCGGCCGCCGCGGACCCGGTCGAGCTCGCCTTGCTCGACTTCGGATGACCGGGCGTCAGGGTGACGACGCCACCATCGGCCATGCCGACCACTGTCAGCTTTGCGCCGCGGTTGCCTGCCTCGAGGGCGGCCTGGTTCTTCGACGTCGAGTCGGCCGTCGAGACGAACTCCCTGTTGGACAGCGCGTACAGGCCGGCCTCGTCCGAGGTACCCGTGCCGGGGCCGGTGATCAGGCCGCCGGTCGCCTTCCCCGGGCCGGTCGCCTTCCCCGGAATGTTGTTGACGGCGTCGTGCACGGCCTTGCCGACGTTGTTGTTGATCCCGATGGTGATGTCGATGTTCCGGCCGCGCAGCGCGTTTATCTGGTCCTGCAGCGCCCGGAGCCGGCGGCGGCCCTCGTCGCTGTTGACGCTCAGTCCCGGTTCGTGACCCTGACGGATGTTGTTCATCTGGGTCTGCAGCTCGCGGACCTTCGCCTCGGCCGCCTTCTTGTTCACATCGATGCGCGTCGGCGGCACCGAGGCCGGGATCTTGAGCACGGAGTTGATGTAGTCGGTGACAGCCTTGCGGTCCTCACCTTGGGCGACGGCGTTGTCGATGAGCTCCTTGCGGAGCTGGATGAGCTTTTGGCGCGCGGCCTCGGTGCCGCCGTTCATGTCGCCGAATTTCTGGGCGGCAGCCTCGGCGCCGGTGACCAGGTTCAGCAGGTCCCCGCGGTTCTTGATCGCCGAGGACGACAAGCCGGTCAGCGCAGCGTCCGCCGCGGACGTGTGCTTGGCCATCGCTACCAGTTGCTGCTCGAACGCGTTCTGCGCCTGCGCGTAGGACAGCGTCTTCCCGGACATTCTGTCCAGGGTCATCTGCAGGAGTGAACCGGCCGCGTTGGCGTACTGGAACGCGGCGGTCTGGGCAAGGGTCTGGTCGGTGTTCTTCTGCGCGGCGTCCTTCGCGGCCAGGTAGGCGTCAGTTGTCAGGCCCAGCGACGAGGCGTGACGGGCTACCGCGGTCGAGCCGCCGTCGGCGATGATCTTCGCCTTTTGGAGGTCCGCGTTGAATTGCTCCTGTGCCTTCTGGGCCTCGGTCAGGTGGCCGCGCAGCCGCGCGACGTCGGCCGCGAGATCGACCGCGGCCTTGCCCTCGTTGCGGTAGACGTCCACGACGGGGCCACGCGCCGGGACCGAGCCCTTCGTGGTGTCGATCTTGTTCGCGGCCGCGTACTTCTGCAGCGACGCGATGAGCGAGGTGTACTGGGCGTCGGTGCCGTTGACTGCGAGCGCGAGCTGCGCGTGGCTGACCGACAGCCCGCTGTTCGAGGCCGTGATGTGGTCGGCGAGCTTCAGCGCGCCGGCCTGCTTCAGCTGGTTGAGACTCTCCTGGATGTTGACGCCGGCCAGGGTGTCGGACGTCGTCTTCAGCGACTGGGAGTACCCATCGATGCTCTTCGCGTTGTCCTGCGCGGCCTGGTCGTTGCTGGAGAACACCGAGGTGAGGATCCCGATGCCGATCGCCACCGCGGCGATCGGACCGAGCATGGCTGTCCACCCGACTCGCGCGACAGCTCCGGACTGGGCGATCTTTGCGGCCGCTTCCCTGGCCGCCAACGCGGCCGCGGCCGCGGCCGCCGTCATCTCGGTCGCCGTCGTCTGCGCGGCGAGGGCTTGCCCCTCGAGCGAGGTTGCGACCACGGCCGACGCCGCCGCAACCGTCTCGGCCTCGGTGGCGAACATGGAGTTCATGCCGGCGAACGCGGCCGCCATCTCCGTCTCAGCAGCGGTCGCGGCCAGGCCCTCGGTCGCGAACAGCGAGTTGACCTCAGCCGCCGACGCCACCATCGAGGCAGCAGCCGTCGCCGCGGCGCGGGCCTCGACAGCCTTCGTTTCCGCGACAGTTGCCGCCTCCGCGGCGGCCGCGGCCTCGATCTCGGCGGCCGCGGCGGTCTGACTGAGCGCGGCCGACTGCTGCGCGGCGGCGTTCGCCGCCGCCTGCTTCGACATGCTGCTCAGGCCGGCGTTGACCCGGCCGACGATCGCGTTCACGCCCTGGTACGCCTTGAGGGCGGCGTAGCCGGCGATCAGCAACGGGACCATGGCCTGCAGACCGCCGAGTGGGATCGCGTCGAGGACGTTGACCAGGATCCCGATGCCGCCAAGGATGACGTGACCCATCGGGGCAGCGGCCTGCAGGAGATGGCCGAACAGGGTCACGATGCCGCCGAGGGTGTGCATCACCCCAGGGAGCTCCGTCTGCACGTAGGCGACGAACGACGACACACCGGTCGAGGACTGCGCCCAGTGCGCGAAGTGCTGCGCGCCCTGAACCAGCAGGTTGCCGAACGTCTGGAACAGCGGGTCGAGCTGCGTGAAGATCGTGACGAGGGCGGGTGCGGTCGTCGACACGATCGAGCCGAGCTGGTGCGACATGACGGCGACCTGCTGGTTGACGGTGTTGAACATCGGCTGGATCGCGGTCATGGCCTGATTGAGGCCAGTCATCAGCCCGCCGGCCGCCGTGTTCTGCAATGTCTTCAGTTCGGTCTGGCCGGTCTTGATCGTCTGCGCGAATTGGCTGCCCGCGAGGGCGCCGGACTTGTACTGGTTCTCGATTCCGCGGATGCCGAGCGCCGCCGTGGCCGCCGCCGGGATCAGACCGAGCAGCGCGCCGCCGGCGACACCGGCGATCGGCACCGCGGCCGGAGCGACAGCGGCGAGCGACGTCCACAGCCCGACGACGAACGGCTTCGCCTTGTCCGCCTCCGCACCCATCTGACGGATACCGCTCGCGCCCTGCCCGCCAGCCGCGCGCCCGGCCTGGTCGACCTCGCCACGCAGTACCCGCACCGACGCGCCGGCGTGGGCCATCGCAGCATCGAACTCCGCGCTCGAGACGCGGAGGCGGATAGTGACTGAACGGTCGGCCGTCACTGGATCCCCCTTCGTCTCGACACGGTGAGGAACAGGCCGGCCATCGAGCCGCCCTGATCGCTGTAGTCGTCCCTGGTCTCTTCACGCGCCGCGCAGGCGTGGCAGCGCAACGGGTGCACGTCGTAGGCGGACGCGTTCGCCGCGTCGAAGCTCTCGGACTTCGGCTCACCGCACCCCGGGCAGCTGGCCGCGTTCAGCGCCTGCCACTCGAGCGCGTACTCGACGTCGTCCTCGGTCCACACCTCGTCGCCCGGGCCCGGCAGACCCCGCTCACCGATGAAGATGGAGCGGGGAATGCCGAGTGGGGCGCAGTAGCTCAGCTCTTCGCGGACCCGTTGAGAATTGCGGACGCGATCTGCGATTTTGGGCCGACATCAGCTGCCGCCATGTTCGCAGTCAGGCACGCCGACCACAGCGGGGCGACCTGGCCCTCGGACCAGTTCTCCCACACGTCGAGCATGTCGTCGTAGGTCGTGTCCGCCGGCTCGATACACGCAGCCGCCAGCAGCGCCGGCGGGAACGTGTCGTTGTTGTACAGCGACCGGTTGCCGGCCTCGACCGCAGCCGCCTTCTGCTCATCGGTCGGCGGGTGCTCGGCGACGAGCTTCGCGTACGCGCGCCGGCCGAGGGCCTGGAACTTGAACGTCACCTCGGAGTCGGTCAGTTCCTGCTCGAGGCCCTGGATCTGCTCGGCGAGGCCGGGCGCGACCGGGTCGCGGTTCTCCCGCTTGTCGATCTCCCGCTCGTGCTCGGCACGCGCCTCGAGGGAGGAGATCTCGTCGAGCAGATCCGCGCGCATCGGGATGCGCACCGTCTGCCGCAGATGCTTGTGCGCCTCGCGCACCTGGTTCCAGGCCGTCACGCGGGTCAGACCAGCGTCGCGTCGGTGTTCGGCGTGCCCGGGGTGGCCCACTCGACGGCGAAGATCAGCGGGTCGTTCTCCGCGCCCATCTGGGGGGTCCGGGTGTTCACGGCCGCCTGGTACAGCGACAGCCGGTCGCCGGCGGCAGGCGTGGCGCCGGCGGTGCCGAACCAGAACACCGCGAGGAACCCTCGCAGCCCCTGCGCCATCAGCGGCCAGCAGGTGTCGTTCGCGGCGATCGAGTCGCGGTAGAAGTTCGCGGTGAGCTTGTCACCGCCGAACGTGCCGAGGTCGGTCGTGTTGGATCGCGACGCGGCGTCCGAGGTGTCGACGAGGTTGCCGGACTGCGGGGTCGCGAGCGAGCCGCGGCGCAGGAACCGGGTGATGTCGACGCCGGTGTTGATCTGGACGGCGGTCGGCGCGGCCAGGGTGACGACCGTGCCGGCCCCGGTGGGGTCGGCGACCCAGAACAGCTTGCCCTTGCCGGTGAAGATGGTCCGTGCCATGACTTACTCCTTCGGGTCGACGGCAACGCCGTCCGGGTTGTCCGCCGACGGCGGGATGGTGGGGTCACTCGCACCGAGGTCCAGCAGCTCGCCGCCGGCCTCGCCGTCCTGCGTGCCGGCGGCGCCGACACCGTCCGCAGCGGGCAGCGGCTCGCCGCTCTCCGGGTCGCCGGCGTGCCAGCCGACTCCCTCGGCGAGCAGCACGGCCGCCACCTTCTCCTCGTACCAACCGGCCGACTCGGCGGACGCTTCGTTGACCAGGTAGGTGTGGCCGTCCATCAGGCACTCACCTTCCGCTCGGCCGAGAGCTTCAGCTCCGCGTTGTCGACGGTGATCGACAACGCGGCGCCGAACAGGGCGACGGGGAAGCCGTGGAACTTCTTCGTCACCCCGATCGGGATGGCGGTCGCCTTGCCCGGGATCGTCTGCCCGTCGACCTGCGTCGCGTAGGCGAACGTCACGGTCCGGGCGGCGGTGCCGCTCGAGTTGCGGACGATGATCTCGACGCTGCCGTCGTTGACGGCCGTGTGCCCGTTGACCGGGTCACCCGTCACCTCGGCGGCCGCGGTGACGCCCAGGTGGTCGACCTGGGTCAGCGGGAGCGGTACAGCTGGCATGAGCAGGGCCTTTCTAGGCGGGTGACGTGCTGACGGTGTAGATGTCGATCGCGAAGAACAGCGGCGGCGTCACAGCGTCGTCGCGCACAGCTGGCCGGCCGGACGTCCACTGGACGAGCTGCACGCACCGTTGCGGGACGGCGAGCTCGGCATGCAGGAACGCCTTGCGCAGCGCGTCAGCCACCAAGGTGGCCGAGGCCCGGGTCACGCCGATCGACGTCACCTGGTACTCAGCGGCCACGTCGGCGTTCGGATCCGATGACGGTCCGTCGATCCTCACCGGCACGCCCTGGAACAGCACGCCGTACGGGACGAAGGTCGCTGACGTGTCCTGCCCGGGGAACCCTGCGCCGGCTGGTCGGACGCCGTCGCCGACCGGCAGTGTGCTCGAGCGGAGCGCGGCGAGGACCGCGTCGGTTTCCGGGCCGCGGGCTACGGCAGTGCGGGTCATCCGATGCGGCCGATGACGTCGTCGATCGCCCCTTGGATGGCCTGCTCGAACTTCTGCGTGTTGCCGGCGAACGCGGACGCGCCGTCCATGTGGGGCGGCTGGTGCACGGAGCCGTACTCGAACCCGGGACCCATGCGGCCCTGCAGCTTGCCCCGCTCCGGGCCGACGTCGCCGGTGACAGCGCCGTCCTCGATCGTCACGTCGTGGGTGATCGAGGTCGGGTAGTGCGGGCCGTGGGTGCCGGAGCTGCGCCGCGCGCCCGAGCGCCAGTCCCGCTGCAGCGCGGCCGACGACTCGTCGACGGCCTTGAGGATGGCGGTGGACATCGTGCGGGGCGCCACCTCGAACGCCCGGCGCAGTTCTTCGTCGCCGTCGAGGTCGATGTGCAGGTCGAAGTCGCCGCTCATAGCTGGCGGTCCTCGAGGAGCTCGCAGACGAGACGCCGGGCGGTGGTCTGCTCGGAGTCCTCGATGATGCCGACGCGGAACGTGTCGAGTAGCAGCTCCGGGTCCTTCGACGCGGTCACCTTCACGATGTCTCCCGGCCTGATCCCGACCGCCGTGTGGGGCACGGAGACGACGAACACTGATTCGGAGGACTTGAGCTCGCCGACGTCAGTGCCGCCGGCGCCGCCGGTGATGCGCTTCTGCGGCTTCACCCGCCCCGGGCCGGTGTAGATCACCGTCTGGGCCGGCGTCACGACGCCGGTGACCGGGTCCACATTCCCGGACTCGAGCGGCCCGTTGCGGACGATCCTGAGCTGCTGCGTCTGCATCGAGGTCGCCTGGGACTGCAGGAACGGGAGGGCGGCATCGATTGCTGCGCCGAGGCTCACTGCTGCTCGCCGCCGTAGGTGGAGCGGAGCCGCTCCTGGACCCGGTCGGGGATCATCCCGGCGACGTCGGCGTAGGTGACCTTGCCGTCATCGATCGCCACTGACGTCACGCCGCCGGCGATGCCGAGGTGGCCGTGCGTTGCGGCCGCGATCTGCGCCGCGGCCAGCACGTACACCCACCGCAGGATCTCCCCCGGAATGGGATCCCACCCGTGCGAGACCGTGACGAGGTAGATCGGGTCAGTCGACGCCCACGGATTCAGGGTCGCCCAGCGCGGGAAGATCGTGAGGCGCTGGTCCGTCACCTCGTAACCGGTGCCGTCCGCCGGCAGGGTGACGCCGTTGCGGTCGACCACCGCGGTAACGGCGACGACCGGACTGAGCGGGATCAGCCCGAAGCCGTACTCGTTGATCGCCACCTTCAGCGTCGACGTCCCGGGGGTGATCGGCTGGCCGATCGCGTCCCGGACCGCGCTCGACGCGTCGAGCAGAGCGTCGTCCCACTGAACCTTGGTGTCCCCCGTCGGCTCGGCTATGTTCAGCCGCTCGGCGAGGTCGGCCGCCAGGGCGAGCGCGGGAAGTGGTGTGTTCGCCATGGCGGCCTCCCTCGGTTCTACTGCTGCGCGGAGAACTCGTCGGCGACCTCGGTGCCGGTAGGCGGCTCGCCGCCGTCACTGCCGTCGCCCTGGCCGTCGGCCTCGTCCTTCGGGGGTGTCGGGGTGGCGTCCGGGCCGAAGCGGTCGATGAGGTCCTGCTTCTTGAGCGCGGCCGCGTCCTCGGGGTCCATGCCCTCGTGCACAGCCCAGCCGACCCACTCGAGCTTGACGGCGCTGAGCGCCGGCCGCTCGGTCGGCAGGCCGGGCACGGTGTCGTCGCCGGTGTGGGCCGTGCCGTCGGCGTTGACGCGGTGCACCAGCCCCTTGCGGAGCTTGTCCTCGATGGCCTCGTGGAGAGGGAGGTCCAGCTTGAACACTGAACCGCCCTCACCACGGATGTACACGGTGTCGCCCATGCCGATCAGGTGTTCCGCTTGAACTGGAACGCCGTCACCGTCATGACGACCGAGGACTCGACGATCAGCGAACCGTCGGACTGCTCGAACCGTCCCGACTCGAACGGGCCGAGCCACTGGACGGTGCCGGTGGCCAGCGAGACCGTGAGGTCCCCCTGCCCGGAGGCGATCGCCAGCGGCTGGGTGCCCGCCTTCACGGTGACGGTGCCGGTGCCGCCGGAGGCGTTGCTGACCCGCAGGAGGGTCAGCTCCGGCAGCGAGCGTGCCAGCGCCGGCGGCACCGGGACGGACGGGATCTGCAGGCCGTTGCCGGCGCCCGCCACGGTCGCGGTGCCGGCCGGATCGGGCAGGGCACCATTGGGAACGAGCGGGCTGTACGCGAGAGCTGCGCGTGCCATGTCAATCTCCTTGTTCGATGTGAGGTCGTCGGTCTAGGTCAGGAGACCGTGACGAGGGCGGTGGCCAGCGAGTCCGGGCGCACGAGCTTCGCGCCGTACAGCGCGAGACCCTTGAGCGCGTCCGAGAAGGACGACTGCGGGCGCAGCGCCTCGACCTTGTTGATCTGCTCCGCGAAGCTGATCCCCATGTTCGTGCCTGCGATCGTCGCGAACTCCGACGCCGTGGTGTTCGGCGCGTTGTTGCTCATCATGATCTCGAAGCCCGACGCCCGGCCGACGTGGCCGTTGCGCAGCCCCTCGTCGGTGCCGGCCTCGTTGACCTTGATGAAGCGGCCGTCGCGGAGCAGGCAGCCGTGCAGCTCCGGCGTCACGACGACGAACCGGCCGTTGGTCGGCACGTTGGCCTTGTCCAGCTTGATCTTCAGCGGGACGAGGACCTTGTCGTAGGCGTCGGTCGGCGTGGTGGCCGAGTTGACGACGATCGAGCCGAGCGCGTTCGCCGCCTGCACGCCCGTGTACATCGAGGCGATGTACTGGTCGATGACGTCGGCCAGCGCGTACGCCGACTCGTCAGCGGCCTGCGGCATGACGTTGCCCTTGGCCTGGCGCGCGTCGACGTCGTCGACGGAGAACGACCAGAACTTGGACTGGTCGATCGTCAGCGTGCGCTGCGCGTCGGTCAGCTCCGGGAACGTGATCACCGTCTGGTTCGGGATGTAGGTGCCGATCGACGGGCGGGAGATCGAGGTGATGCGAACGGTGTCGCCGGCCTCGGCGATCTCGCCCTCGTAGTCCTTGTTGACCACCATCGGGCTGCCGTACACGAGGGCCTTGCGGAGAGCGACCAAGAGATTGGCGGACCAGATCTCCGGCCGGAAGCGTGCGATGGACATCAGAGAGCTCCTTCTCGAGCGGGGGTTAGCCGCCGAGCAGATCTACGCAACGACCCTCTTTCTGGGCCTTCACGATCTCCTCGGCGGACATGGTTTTGAGCTGTTCCTCGGTGACCTGCGGCGGCTTCTTGGTGCCCTGGTCCTCGTTGCGGGGACCGCCGTCCGCGCCGCCCTGGAACCTTTGGCCTTGCGCCGCCAGGTAGGGCTCTTTCTTGATCAGCGCCGCGATCGCGTCGTTGATCTCGTCGTCGTCGACGTTGCCGTCGGCGTCCACCTCGAACGGTGTGAGATCGAGGAGTTGGAGGGTGATCGCCGGGTTGGCGATCTTGCCGGTAGCGAGCTGCTGCACCTTGGCGCGCAGGATTCGCTCGTTTGCTTTCGTCGTCGCGGCGCTGATCGCGTCGTCGACGGCCTTCTGCCGGGCCTGGGCGGCCTCGTCGCCAGCGTCGCCTGACTTCAGCCGAGCGATCTCGGCACGCAGGTCCGCGGCGTCCTTCTCGGCTGCTCGGCGGGCGGCGGTTGCTTCGCGCCGCTTCTCCTTCTCGGCCTCGTACGCCTTTTGGCCGGCCGGGCCGAGGGGCTTGTCGTCGTCGCCGGCTGCTGCTTCCGCCTCGGCAGCTGCGGCCGCTTCAGCTTCCGCAGTTGCTGCGGCGGCCGCGGCCTCGGCAGCTTCCGCTGCCTCTTCTTCGGGGGTCTTGGCCATGGTGATTCTCCAGTCCCGTTGCGGGATCGATCGGCTGCCTTGCGCAGCCGGACGTGCGGGGGTGGCCCGGGACGTTGCGTCGACCGGGCATGCGAAAGGCCCGCACCTTCGCGGTACGGGCCTATCCGGAAACTAGATAGCGGTCAGGCGTGCGCGACGCCGAAGCGTCTCTCGATCTCGGCGACCAGGACGTCCTGCTC